GTCAGATTCCGACAGTTGATGCACAGATCGCTGGCGAGTTCGGCAGAGTTATGGCATGGGCTGACAAGTATAGAACACTGAAGGTCAGAACAAATGCAGATACACCGGCAGACGCAAAGAAGGCGAGAGAGCTCGGTGCAGAGGGTATTGGCCTCTGCCGTACAGAGCACATGTTCTTCGAGGAGAGCAGGATCGCAGCATTCCGCGAGATGATCTGCTCCGACACCGTTGAGGAGAGGGAAGCTGCACTGGACAAGATCCTTCCTTACCAGCAGAGCGACTTCAAGGCGCTGTATGAGGCTCTGGAGGGAAATCCTGTGACGATCAGATTCCTTGATCCGCCTCTTCATGAGTTTGTTCCGACTGAGGAAGATGACATCGAGAAGCTTGCAAATGCACAGGGCAAGTCCGTGGAGGACATCAAGAACATTATCGCTTCCCTGCATGAGTTCAACCCGATGATGGGTCACAGGGGATGCCGTCTCGCTGTAACGTATCCTGAGATTGCTAAAATGCAGACAAAGGCTGTGATCCGTGCGGCGCTTGAGGTTCAGAAGGAGCATGCTGACTGGAATGTGAAACCGGAGATCATGATCCCGCTTGTATGTGAAGTGAAAGAGCTCGCATTTGTAAAGAAGGTAGTGGTAGAGACTGCAGATGCTGAGATCGCGGCAGCGGGTGTTAAGTTAGAGTACGAAGTAGGTACGATGATCGAGATTCCGAGAGCGGCGCTCACAGCAGAGGAGATCGCTAAGGAAGCTGACTTCTTCTGCTTCGGTACAAACGACCTGACACAGATGACATTCGGCTTCTCAAGAGACGACGCAGGCAAATTCCTGAATGCTTACTATGATACAAAGATCTTCGAGAACGATCCGTTTGCAAAACTCGACCAGATCGGTGTAGGCAAGCTGATGGAGCTGTCTCTGAAACTCGGCAAGCCTGTTAATCCGAATCTTCATGTAGGCATCTGCGGCGAGCATGGCGGAGATCCCGCGTCTGTGGAGTTCTGCCATAAGATCGGTCTTGATTATGTGTCCTGCTCACCGTTCAGAGTGCCTATCGCAAGACTGGCAGCTGCACAGGCGGCGATTAACAGCAAGTGATACACTGGGTGCTGATGTCGTAGGGCACTGTAATTTATTCTGGAAAAGGCAAAAAGACACAGCCCCCCGACATAGAAAAAAACGACTTTGCAAAGAGAAATGCAAGGTCGTTTTTTTTGTTCAGCGAACTATCTTTTCCCTGCAAAAATACTGGATTCCGGGAATGTTCTGTATAGGATCACCATGGAGTAGAGGGCACGCTTTAACAGGATAAAGCGGATAAACAACTTTGCCCTTTACAGAATAAATTACAGTGCCCTACGACATGGTGATATTTCCTGATTGCGTTTTTGGAAAAGTGATGATTGTCTTGAAATCCTTATAAACAGAGGATTGTAGGTTATCCATTTCCCCAAAAGTGCAGGCTCCGATTCCCCAAAAGCATATCGGTTTCATTTTTGGGAATTGGTTTTGGGAAAACTGCAGGAGGTTCCCGTTTGGGAGGTTTTGTAAGGATGAGAAAGAAGAACTTTAAAGGGCGATGTGAGAAGCGGAAGATCGGAAAGTGTGAGGAGGTGTGTAAGACGTATGATACGATCCAGTATGCTTATGCTGATCTGGTGCAGGCGAATGATGAGATTAAGGAGATCAGATGTAATGTTCTGCTGGATGGACTTGATATTGGAGAGTACACATCGGATTTTGTCTGTATCAAAACAGATGGGGATTTGATGGTAAGAGAGTGTGTTTTCAGAAAATATCTGATGAAGCCAATGACAGTAAAGCTGCTGGATGCTTCAAGGGAATACTGGTTCAGGCATGGCGTTATGGATTGGGGTGTGGTCATTGATGAAGAAGCATGATCTGTTACGTTCTGGTGATAACATTATTCGAGTATTAGATGTACAACAGGAGAGCGTTCTTGTGATTGACTGCGTGAAACAGACTATGCCTGTATGGATGGAGTCTGCATGGTTGGAATCTCATACTGTGTGTTCCAATGAAGAACTCTTTGAGATTACAGGAATCAGGCTCATGGATGCTGATGCTTTGGATGCAGACCAGAGGAAAGTTATGCATGAACGATATACAATGATTGCACCTATTGTTTCTCTTATATCGGATGATAAGATACGCCCTAAACTGATTTGCTCTATAGCAGAGGAATGCAAAGTATCAAGACAGACTGTCAGAAAGTATCTTTGCCTTTATTTATCTTATCTGGATCTGGCTGTTCTTGCTCCAAAGAAACGTCAGAACGAACGGGAACTGACACAGGATGAAAAGAATATAAGATGGGCGTTAAATAAGTATTTCCATACGACAAAGAAGCAGTCCCTTATGACAGCTTATACAATGATGCTCAAAGAGAAGTATTGTGATGCATTGGGGGTATTGGCAGAAAAATATCCGTCATTTTATCAGTTTCGTTATTTCTACCGTAAGACAAGGAAGATGCAGAATTTTTACATTTCCAGAAATGGATTGAAAAACTATCAGAGGAACAACAGACCTCTTACAGGTGAGGGAGTACGGGAATTTGCATTATCTGTTGGTGTAGGGATGCTGGACGCTACTGTATGCGACATTTACCTTGTCAATGATGCAGGGAGTCTGGTTGGCAGACCGATCCTGACAGCCTGTATTGATGCCTACAGTAGTCTGTGCTGTGGTTATTCGCTTTCATGGGAGGGCGGTGTCTGCGTCGAAACAGCATTATCTTCACAGGAGGCACTGCAGGCATCCGGGCTTGACTGGAATGTTATCCAGAGACCGATCATGACCAGTGCATATGAGCCAATCCTCGGCTACAAGGCAAATATCAGGGATACAGACAATAAAGTTCTTGGCGTGGTCAGTGACCGTTACAGGGTTGTGCAGAATGCGGAAGCCTTTGCGTTCACAGATGCATTGCTGGGGGAAGGAGTGAAATACGAAACCGCGGGTTCTCTACAGGAGGGACGCAGGATATGGCTTCTTGCAAAACTTCCTGACAGATACATCATAGAGGGAGAACAGATAGAACCCTATCTGGTATTCAGCAGTTCGCATGATGGCAGCGGTGCCATTAAAGCTGCAATGACACCCGTGCGTGTAGTATGCCAGAATACGCTCAACATGGCGCTTTCATCAGCAAAACGCATCTGGTCAACTGTTCATGTGGGAGATCTTGCGGCAAAGATGGATGAGGCACATAACACTTTATTACTGGCAGAGAAATATATGGGGAAATTGGGTACAGAGATCTCAGCACTGTCGAAGATTAAACTCTCTGACAGTAAGGTTATGGAATACATTAATATGCTGCTCCCGATGGATGACCAGCCAAGTGATATTCATAAGAAGAATGTTAACCGTATCCGTGAGGATTTGAAAATGCGCTATTTTGATGCGCCAGATTTAAAACATGTTGGAAAGAATGGATACCGTTTTATCTGTGCCGTTTCAGATTTTGCCACCCATGCAAAGCCGGTCAGGGAAACAGCAAACTACAGGGAGAATATGTTTGCAAAGACAATTGAAGGAAATCCGCTGATTGACAAGGCATACGAAATGGTATGTGCGGCTTAACAAAACGGCATATGAAAAGATGCGTGCAGACTATTAAAAAAGTGTTTACAGGAAAGGATGATGAAAAATGTATGAGAAGTATGCAACAGCAGGCATGAGCAATGAAGAGTGGCTAAGACTTAGGAAAACGGGAATTGGCGGTTCCGATGCAGGAAGTATCTGCGGGGTGAATCCGTTTGGCAGTCCCATGAAGGTGTACTATGACAAGACCAGCAGCAATATTGAAGAACTGGATAATGAGGCTGTCCGTCAGGGGCATGACCTTGAGGATTATGTGGCACAGCGTTTTATGGAAGCGACCGGACTCAAAGTAAGGCGTTCTAATTTTATGTACCGAAGTACAGAATATCCGTTTATGATTGCAGATGTTGACCGCCTTGTAATTGGTGAGGATGCAGGGCTGGAATGCAAGACTGCAAGTGCCTACAATACGGACAAATGGAAAGATGGGAACATTCCGCTTCATTATATCATGCAGTGCTATCACTACATGGCTGTCACTGGAAAGCGTACATGGTATATCGCAGCTGTGATTCTCGGACGGGAATTTACCTATCGTAAACTGGTATGGGATGATGACCTGATTGCACAGATGATATCTGTAGAAAAGAATTTCTGGGAGAACCATGTTCTGCCGAGAGTACTTCCTTCACCAGATGGTTCAGACATCTGTAACGATATACTCAATGAGTATTTTCATTCTGCCAGAAAAGGAAGCAGTATCAAACTGGATGGTTTTGATGATAAATTAAAACGCAGGGCGGAAATCATGGAACAGATAGAGCAGCTGAAACAGGAACAGGGCATGATTGAGCAGGAAGTAAAGCTTTACATGAAAGATAATGAGTATGCATCCAGTGGGAATTACAGAATATCGTGGAGCAGTGTACAGTCAACAAGGCTTGACACAAAACGCATGAAAGAGGAACAGCCGGATATTTACAGGGACTATGCAGTACAGTCCGTATCACGCAGGTTCCAAGTCAGGGCAGCATAAAAGGTATGGATAAAAAGTATTTATAAAAAGGGCAGTCTGTTACAGGGCTGTCCTTTTTACAATGATTGTGCTAATGACAGGAGCTTCCTGTATAATTCAAATATAGGGAATTCCAAGAAGGGTGGTTGATAAAA